GTCAGTAGTCATCTGCGCTGTACCTAGTACCAGCATCTCTATTTCATATATATTATTCTGGTTTTTTGGTATAACCATCTTTATACCAACCACCACCTTTTAATTGAAAGCTACTAAGACCTACCTGCCTTTTCATAGTTTCTTTTTCACATTCTGGACACGTTAAAGCTATCTCAGAGCTCCCTGCGGATTTTGTAAGTATCTCTTCAATGTAACCACAGTCTTCACATTCAAAATCATATAATGGCATGTAATTACCTCCATTTTCCTATTCTACCACCATGAAGAGATACATCTTCATGACCTTTACGAAATATCTGACTAACTACTTGTAATGCTTTCTTCATATCATCTGTTCTATGAACTACTTTGTTTTTAATTTTTATATGGTATTTCTTCATATTCCATATCATCATCAATGTCATTATCATCAATAAAATCTTCTGGTGAATTTCCTTTTAAATATTTCTTTATTTGAAGCCTTTCACGTTTATTAACCAATCGTTTTGATTTTCGTAAAGACCCACGTTTTTCAGTATGGAATTCTTCTTCCATCTTTTTTTGCCTTTCTTATTAATGTTTTTTGTTTTCTTCTAGCTGATTGTAATAAAATTTTACTAACTCCATCCAAAAAAGTTTTACCCTCCATATGATCCATTTCATGATGGAAAACTCTTGCGGCTAATCCCTCAAAATGAGCATCAATAAAATCTCCATCTGCATTCTGATACCTAACGGATAATTCTTCAGGTCTTTTTTTCTTCAGATACAATGATGGAAAACTTAAACATCCTTCACTCATCATTATCATTTTTTCTGATTCTTTTACTATTTCTGGATTAAAACACACTATTGCATTGTCACTCTCATCTATTCTCATTGCAAAAACCTTTACTGGCATTCCTATCTGATTGGCAGATAGTCCTAATCCATGATGATAAACCATATTCTCAAGCATTATCTCGTACATAAGTTTGGGGTCTGCTTGTGGTGGATCAAAAATCCAAGTAAGGGGTTCTTGATGTAAAACTGGATGATCTTCTGGAAGTAAATCTAATTTTCTAAGGGTTAGATCACCATTCTCATTTTTAAATTCATATTTGGTATTTGGTGAATAGTCAGCACCAACAGTTATTATATCAGACATTATGCAGCCAATGTTGAAAAGTTTTTTTGTTTTTGAAATTTTACCGTTTTTTCAAATTTATCATATAGTACTTCACCCTTATGACTTATAACAAATACGTTTATGTTTGAAGAAGTACCATGTGTTAAATCATAAAGTATTTTCAAAAATTCATCTGTACCCGAAGCATCTAGTGAACTATCAAACACTTCATCGAGTACTAATAAATTAGTGTTTACACTATTTTTGAGTTTAGCGACAGCTCTCCAAGTGAAAAGAAGAGCAAGATCTATTCTCATTTTTTCCCCTTCACTAAAAGAGGCATAAGTAAATTCGTCGCGATGTCTTGATTTTATAGTTTCATTAAAATTTTCATCAAGTTCAAATGTGATGTAAAAATCCATTGCTGACAAATATTTATTTATCAGTTTATTAATAATTGGAAGATATTGTTTAATAATACGAGTCTTGATTCCTGTATCTTTAAGGAGAGTTGTTGCTAGTTCATACAAATGTTTTTCTTTTGATAAGCTTTCCCTCTCTTCAGTATATGCCTCAATATTTTCTTTTATACTTTCAAGTGCAGATTTCTTAATATCTATATCATCTATCATTTGTGATATTTCATCATTCTGATTAGAAACTTTATTGATGTATTGAGTACATACTTGGATACTATTTTGATTTTTTATTATATCATTTTTAAACCCTTGTATTTTTTCAAGAATTCTATCAATATCATCAGTTCTATGTTTCATTTCACTAAGTTTTTCACCCAACTTAACTACTCCACTGCTCATCTGGTGCATCTTACTATGTAAAAGCTCAATCATTTTTTCACGAAAACCCTCTGGTATATCTTGCCGACATACATTACACTCTTTGTTATTTTCGTAAAACTCTATGTCTTCTTCAGATTGAAGAATACCTCTTTCAATATCGCTCTTATAAGTAAGTAATGATTTAACTTCTTCTCTTACTTTAGATTCATCAGATATAGATATATGAAATTTTTCAATTTCTTGATCAATTCCTGTATTTTTCTTTTTATAATCTTCCAGATAATCTTCATGTTCTTTTATATCTTTTTTGTTTTTCCGAATTTGAGATGTTTTATTTTCTTTAAGCTTTTCAATTAAATGTTTAGTTGATTTCTCTTCTCCTTTAGCCAATCCAAGTGAAATATCAACCGTTCCTGTATTATCTTTGTTAATAACAACCTTACTTTTTAGAAGTTGGTTCATTACAGAAAAAATTTCAATGTCAAGAAGATCCTCAATGATAGCTCTACGATCAGAAGTTTTGAGTTGCATAAAGGGAATGAAAGAAGAACTACCCAAAAGAACAATCTGAGTGAAAGACTTATAATTTAATTTTAGAACAGTCTTCTCAAGGAATTCTTGATAATCTCTAATAGCTGCGTCTTGATTTAAAAGAGAACCATCCAAATATATTTGAAAAAAGTTCTTCTTTATACCTCTTTTTACTATATATTTTTTACTACCGATACTAAATTCAATTTCTACAACAGTTCCACCTTGATTTATGGAATTGATAAGTTGTGCCTTATTGACTGACCTAAATGGTCTACCAAATAATCCAAAAGTTAAAGCATCTAATATAGTAGACTTACCCGCACCATTGTCACCAATTATCAAAGTATTTGAATTTTTGTTAAGTGCTACTTCAGTAAAAACGTTGCCAGTACTTAAAAAGTTCTTCCAACGAATAGTTTCAAATTGTATCACTTATCCTCATTTGAGAAAGGATGGCCGTCCTCATTAAGAAGTTGAGGTTTATTATCATGCTCAAATCTATATTCTGATTTATCCAAACCATCTTTCAATATGAGTCCTACCATCTTATTGAAAGTAATATCTCTTTCATGTGCCTGAAAAGCAACCCTTCTAAAATCATCATCTGAAAGTTCTATATTAACTGCTGTGTGAGGTGTTTCATCTTTACCAATTTCAACTGATTGAGGCCAGTTTGGTTTAATTCCTCTACTTCTTTTTTCTCTTTCTCTTAGTCTTTCTATTTCATCCATGTCATAATTAGTCATGGTGTTTTCCTTTGTTATAATGTTTCTAAAGTTAATGATTCATTGTATAGTGAAATTAGTAAATTGTCAAGTTCTTTTTTATTATCTATATTTAACGAATTGACATATTTGGAAAGAATGGTGAGTGTATCTTCTGCTTCATTTATCATATCATCTTCAATATCTAAATCTTGGTCAAAGTTTTCTACAACTGAAATATCAGCCACATCAATAGCATAAAGTTTATCCATCAAAGTATCAAACCAAAATGGATTCTTTTTATTCACTATTACTATTTTTATATAGCAACCTTCATAACCCGAATAGTCTTCATTTTGAATAGATTCCAAAGTCATCTTTTCATCATCATAATAAATCTTATGAAACATTTCAAACGGATTTTGAATGAATTCTATCTCTCTGGTTTTTGTATCAAATATATGAAATCCTTTTGTATCTTTATAATCAGACCAAGTTATTTGATATTGATTACCAAGATAATAGATGTTACCATTATCCGACTTGTGATGAAAGTGGCCACTAAAAGCCATGTCAAACTTGTTGAACATACTTGCATCAATACCAGTTTGACTATACTGACCTGCATGCATTTCAAAACCTTTAACTTCTAAATGTCCAAATAATACTTGAGCAGTTGTTTCTTCTATAGCTTTGAGGGATTGTTCTTTGTTTTCATCACATATCCAAGGTTGCAGAAAGAACTTATTACCATCTAATTCAATCTCTGTAGACTCTTGATAAATGTGAAATTGGGGATTTTCTTCTAAGCGAAGACCATCCAAACTATTTACTATGTTTGTATTACGAAAATATGTATCGTGATGACCAACTATTAGATGAAGATTTATGTGTCGTCCATGGCACACATCAAAAAACATTTCTCTCATTTGGTATACAGTTTTCCAGTTGATAAATTTTCGCCGGTCAACGACATCACCCAAATGGATAATGTTAAGAATACCTCGTTCTTCTAAAGTAGGAAAAAATACTTCTTCATAAAACTTTTTGAAATAATTCATAAAAGCTTGACTGTCATTTCTCGCACCGAAATGTGTATCATTTATTAATGCTACCTTCATGCTACCATAAAATATTCAAGGTTAGTCTTTTTGGCTGGTTTTTTAGCTACACTCTTCGCAGCCTTTGCATCCTCAAAGTTTTTAATAAAATTATACATATTTGCTTTTTGGTCAGTATTCATTGTCTCTTGATTATATCCTTTATCACCGTCATTTGCAGACACTTCTACATTTTCCAATAAAGATGGAGCACTTTGCATAGTTTTATATTTTATATACAGTTGTTTTTTCTCTTTCTGTATTCTTCTAATAAAAGCATAGTAGATAATTTGAGTAAAATATGCAAATGGATTGGATGATTTTTCTGGATTAAAGTTCTTTATGTATTGAATACAATTTTCAATACCATCTGAAATCATATCATCTTTAAAAGCATAATTTATAAAATTAGGTCTAAAGGAAAGCCGTTGTGCTATTTTCATGAAACATTCACCAAGATATTCTGAAATCATTGGCGGAAGCTCACCTTTTTCTTTTGCCTCATCAAATCCACGTTTATATATTATCATTTCTTTCAAAAACTTTTCATTATCTACATAATGTATTGGTTTTACTTTTGCCAATCTGCCCTCCTATAAGTTGTCATTTCATATATTATAACATAATAACCCGCTGTTGTCAACCACTTGACAAAGCTCTTGACAGGTGATATAATACTAGTGTAGGGGTTAAATGATTTATTAAGTCTTCAATTGTACAACGTATTCAGCTACAGTAAATCGTTCTTCTTTATATATTTTTTTTCTTTCCTCAAAATGATCTAATGTGTAGTTGTGATTACTACCATAAGACAGATCATCAGCAATATCATACAATGTAGCTATATCTTTCTTTTCAGATTTTCGTAATCCTCGACCTATTGACTGAAGATTTCTAACCCGACTTTTAGAAGGACTAGCGAAGACGATGTTATGAAGATTCCTAATATCGACGCCAACACTAAATACGCCATAACTAGCAACGATGATTGCATTTCGTTCTGATTCAACGATATGTCTAATTTGTTCTCTTGTATCTGCATCCGTTCCTCCATGAACGAAAAATATTGTTCTACCATTTGATTCCTCCTTTATCATATCGTAAAGTATCTTTCCATGTTTTTCAACAAAACGAAATAAAAGAAGTGTATTAGTCTTTAGATCTAGCACTAAGTTTTTTATAAATGTATTTCTTGCTTCAGAATTTATCAAATAATCCAATTCTTCTTGATAACTTATTTTCCTAAGATCATGACATATTGAATCTGGATGTCTTAGTAAAATTGCTTTGATAGTAAAGGGTGATAGATATTTACTGTCTATAAGTTTCTTTGTTGAGGTGACCTTGTAGACCTTACCAAACAGCCCTTCTAGCACCAATTTATGTGTAGTGTTCCGTCTAATGTTCCAGTTGTTCCTATACGATATTTTGCATTAATACATTTGGTCATTATAGATGTGAGAGATTTTGACTTAAAACCATGAGCTTCATCACCAATCACAAGTTCATATTGTTCAAAATATTTTTGTTGCATCTTATAAATTGACTGCCATGTTGATATTATGATAGGCAGTTCAGAACCTTTATCTCTTCCAGCAAAAACCGTATGACAGTTGTTTGCTACATCAAATCCATATTTTCTAAAATCATTATACATTTGAGAAACAAGAGATATAGTAGGAACTAAAATAAGAGTTTTTAAATTCAAATACCTTATTAGTATATAGATAATCAAAGATTTACCAGAAGCTGTTGGTGAAAGTAAAAGTGCTTTGTGGTGGGTCAGGGCATGGTTGACAGCAACCATTTGGTAATCTCTAGGGATTACTGGTAACTTTAATGAATCTATAAAATCTTTCTTAATCTTTATTTTTTCGGCTTCAAAATCAGATTGAAATTTTACCTTGTAATCTCTAGTATAAAGAAACTTACAAAGGTGTTCAAACAATCCTCCATAAAGAAGACGGTTATGAACATTAAAAAGTCTTATCTTTCCATCCCAAAGTCTATTACGATATGCTGGCATAAATGTGTAGCCAGGCACCATAAAAGTAAAATGGTCACAAATCTCTTGAGCAGTTGAAGCTTCAGAATCTATCTTGATATAGACTTCATTTTTTTTAGATATGTTAATTATTTCCATTTGTAAATTTCAACCAATCCAAAGCATTCTTTATTTGAAATCCCCGATTGTTTATCATCCTAATAACAGAGTCCAGATAGTTTACTTTTTCCTGTAGAACTACTAATTGTTGTTTCAATTTGAGTACATCATCATCTGATTCAATATATTTAGCTATTTCATTCTTGAGAAGTCTTCCCAAATATTGTTCCCATCCACGCCGTTCAAGTTCTTCTTGAGACATTTTACCAGAATAATACTCAGTCTTAGCCCGAACTATTTTAGATAGTTCAAACTCAAACCCCTTTAGTCTGATTCGTTCATCAGTAAAAATTTTAAGATATTTGTCGTGAATTAGTGGGATACGAATGGATTCTGTGCCCAGTTCTGTATAATCAATTTCACGATCTCTATGCCAAAGTTCTTGAATATCTTCAAGTTTCAAAATCACCTCCTTAAATAATAATTAAACTGGTTACTTATGCCCCACTAGTGTCAGTTGTAGGGGGTTTTTCACCATGTGCGTAAGCTCGTGTTCCTTCGTATGTTGTTTCATTTTCGAGTAGGTTTTGAACCGTATAAACATCATAACGAAAAGAAACATCTGCAGTAACATAATCTATATCTGTTCCACCACTATCAAATGCAATTGAAGTAAGACTTAATGGGAAACATTCTTTAAATACAAAATTTATCTGTGGGTTCATATTTCCTGTTAAAACAGTTAAAGTTGCGTCAGTAGTCAACTCTGAGTTTTCTGATAATTTTTTATATTTTGCTTGACCCTCTTCAGTTGGAAATCCAAGTCCGATAATCCAATCATAGATTGATAACCAATTTTTCATATTTTCATCTACTATGAATTTTATTGTCAACTCTTCAAAAGTAACTTCATCCCCAGCAATATCTATAGCCTTTAATGGTGTAGGAACA